GCAAAATGACCTGGACGCGGAAACGTCGGCACGTACCCAGGCGGTGAAGAAACTGGAAAATGCCGTTGCGGCCCTTGAAAAGCAGACTACTACCTATGCAAACGTGAAAGAATATGGAGCAAAAGGCGACGGCAGCACCGACGACACGGCAGCCATCAAGTCCGCCATTGCAAGCGGCCTGGACCTGTATTTTCCGAAAGGTACGTATAAGATCACCCAGGCGGTCAGCCTAGGTTGTCCGCTCATGACGGACGGTGCTGTTCTGCTGGCATCCGGCGTCACTGTGACGATGGAAGCGCCCCTTGCATCCTGCAAGCTGCATTTCAAGCGTGCGTCTGGCGGTAAGTACAATATCACTGCCGGGCAGATTATCGGTGACTGGTTTATTGATACCGACCTTTCCGACGTGTTCCGGGGCGGTGCACTGAATAGCTTTTCCGGCACAATTTTGTTCCCCTCCAAAGGATCGTGGGGCACCCCGTCGGGAAAGGTCACTGCTACTACGCCGTACCATGTGACTAAGAAAATCCACATGGAAAGTCATGTTCGTTATGACTTTTGCGGTGGTGTGATTGCTTTCGATACGTCGGCTGCCTGCATCTCGGCATCGGACGGTGCCCCGGAACGGTCATACCTGGTCAATGCCACACTGTGTGCGACCGTCGAGAGCGTGGGGCAGTTCACCGAAGTGGTGAAATGCGGCCGAATCTTCTTTGACAGTTTCCATTGTATTGGTGGCCGTCGCGTCGGTTACTATAAAAATACTGTCAATGTACAGGTGTCCAACATCGTTCACGACTGTTTCTATACCAGTTCCGAAAGCTACTGTTCTTTCGTGCTGGATGAAACGTCTGGCGGTGTAACCGGCATTTCCGGCAATGCCTCCATCCGCTTCTATAACTGCATTAGCAGTATGAACAGCTTATCTGGCGATAGTTCCCAGTTCATCATTTATAACAGCAATGACATCCGCGATATTTTCATTGATGACTGCGAGTGTGCAAGCCCGCACTATGGTATTCAGATCAACAGCAGCGGTTCGAATGTTACGGCCTGGAATATTTTCATTCGGAACTACGTGGCCGACCAGTGTATCAGATGTATCTATTGTACTAACCTGGGCAGCGGACAGGTTACACTTGATAGCTGCTATTTCAATGCGCATGACCGGTGTGTTGAGTTCCTCAACAGCGCGGGCACGGTCACCAATTGTCAGTTCATCGGTGACCGGGAAAGTGTTGGTATCGCGGTAACCAACAGTCAGGGTGTTATTATCACCGGCAACCTTTTCCAGTCCATCGACCATCCGATTATATGTAGTGGAGGATCCGCTTGTCAGATCGGATTTAACACTGTCAACCGTCGGTCTATGTGGGTCAATGACTGTGCCTTTAAGTTCCTTGGAACTTCAAGTGGCAACCGTATTGTAGCAGATTGCACAAAATTTTCTTCCCCAATGGCTCAATCTTTGTGCATTTTGACAGTTGGCACAAAATATAGTATATTAATAATAAATCAATACTATATTTTGTAAAGAAACAATTATACATAATCATGTAACATTATTGCTAACACTATAATATTGAAAGTGGTATAATATAGACAATGAAAGAAACAAAGAAAGGCTGGTTGACAAAAATGATCAAACGTATTTGTGGTCTCAATGTTACCATTGAAGAGGATACCGGAAAATAGTCCGGTACTACATGAGTAAATCCGATTCCATTATTCAATAAGAAAGTGAGGTTTAACATCATCATGGAAATCCGTAAATTCATTGTCACTGTCCATGAGGACGGATCCATTTCAGTAGTTGAATACATACCCCCAGAAGATCAATCACTGGCGAACTATCAAGCGGGATGCAAAGACACCAGAACCCGCATTGAAAAGATGTTAAGTTGTGAAATCAAACGAGCAAAACACAATGCAAGGCTTGAAGAGTATGGGCCGGTGTGGCAAGACGCATGGTTGACTAGAGCAGGCTCATACGAGTACATACTTGAAAGAATACGTCAATCCATACTTTGAATAGTCGAAACATGAAAGGACTGGCTGATAATGAAAAGTTTAAGTGTATATGATGTTTATATTGATGATGGTATGAACTGCTTGAAAATTATTGTGACTGCGGAGAGTGAGACTGAAGCAAAAGAATATGTAGGTCTGGACAGATATTCAATCTAGAAAGTGAGGTAAAGAGTGATGGAAATGCGTAAATTTATCATTGAACTGCACCCGGATGGAAAAATGACCTGGTGCGAATATGAGGATTCTAGGGATTCCGAAATTAGTGCATACAATGCAGCTTTGCGCGATGTTATCAATCGTCTGACTGTTGAGCATTGCAATTATTTATCAATGGCCAATTTTGCCGATAATGATGAAGTCCGCTATATCTATCTTAAATTGGCGGCTACTTGCAAACGTATGTCAAATATTGTTGAGAATATGGCTAAATAGTCGAAACGGCCTCTGGGCCGTCTACCGGGACCGCCCGCCCGGTACTGATGAGACAGGGCAGAAAGGAAATATTACCATGATGAAACGTAACAACAAGAAGTCCAATAAGAAGAAGTCCGATAAGCGGACAATCAACTACATCAACTTGCCCGACCTGGAGGATGTAGTCGAAATTGAAGACGGCGCAATGTGGCTGAAAAGCGGAAAATATGACTCCCCGTCGGTCAGTGTCAAGATCACGGATGAAGATACTCTGTCCGACTGGATGCGCAAGATCACCCTGCGCAACGTTGTTTTGACCGTCGAGGAAAACGACAAGGGTTATCCGGAACTGGTCATTTCCGGCCAGAGCGATGAAGACGACGAAGACGACGCGGGCGACGAGTGAGGAATTTGTCCCCTGCTCCGATGAAGACGATTTACCGTTTTGATGGCGGGCGGCCTCTGGCCGCCCTTATTTTATAGGAGGTGAACCACTTGAAACAGAACTGCAACAAGTCCACCTTGATCGAATGCGATGACCCAATGTTGTATCTTGCCACCGCTATTGTGTATAGTGGCGTCGTTGCAAAGGATGTAGCTTTTTTCCGGTCAGCCTGGGCCAAAACTGTATTTGATGGCCTGGGCATTGATGCAAACCCCCTTGACTGGTATCATATGATCATGGAAAGAAAGGAGCGCGCAAAGCATGGCAACAGGTGCAGCTAAAGCACGGGCAACCCTCAAATACAGCCCGGAACTATACACCCCCTATGCCTTGGAATCCTGGCCGGATAGTCAGATGCGCAAGGAATATACGCGCTTGCGCGATATTGCCCAAAAGCGTTTGAAACGTCTATCCCAGGACCCTATCAGCGGGACCAGTGATGTCTATAAAGAATTTGCTGCGGGTTTCCCGACCATAAAGGCGATGCGCGGGGACCGGAAAGCGCGGGAGCAAGCCCTGGCAGATGTGGCGCGGTTCGTCCGCACCAAAGAATCAACCGTGGGTGGTGCCCGCGAGTCTTTCAAGGCCAAACTTGGCGCGGGCGGCATTGATGCGGACGACGTGCCCGAAGATCAGTACACGGCATTGTCGGAGTGGTGGGAGATCGTCAAGGCGTCCGGCGTGTACTACTATCCGTCTGACCAGCCGGTAATGTACTGGCGTGAAAAGGGCGGCTATAATGTCAGTATTGACGATTTTGCAGAATGGCAACAGGGAGATGTAATCTATGGCAAAGACTGGGACTACAGCGACGGCAGCAGCTCCGCCGACTTGCGCGGAGGTTTTGGTGGAGGTCTGTAACTATAACCCTGTCCCTTGGATTATGGAGCACCTGGACCGCAAACACACCAAAGGGAGGAAGCGCAAAACCAATAAAAAACGGCTGTATATAAATATGCCTTGCGCATTTGACATTGAGACAAGCCGGGTGTGTGTTGATGCAGACGGTAACCCGCACACCATAATGTATATATGGCAATGCCAGCTTGGTCTTGATATCACCATCATAGGCCGCACATGGGATGAATGGGTACAGTTCACCGGTCAGATCAGCGAATATTTGCAGGCCAATAGCGGCCCACAAGGTGACTGGTATCTGTGTATGTACGTGCACAACCTGGCGCATGAATTTCAGTATCTTTCGGGCGTCCTGGATTTTTGGCCCCGCGATGTGTTCGCAAGTAAACCCCGCAGGGTGTTGAAATGCGACAACCGCTCCATAGAATACCGGTGCAGTATGAGACACAGTGGCTTGTCACTGGACGCATGGGGTAAACAGCTTGGTGCCCCTCATGCAAAGCTGACCGGCGCACTAGACTATTCAAAAGTGCGGTATCCCTGGACCCCACTATCTGATACTGAACTGGCGTACTGTATAAATGACGTTCGGTGTATAGTGGAATGCCTTTTGATCGAAATGCAGCGCGACGGGGACGACCTTTATACTTTACCATTGACCCGCACCGGATACGTCCGGCGCATGGCCCGTAGAGCAATGTACAAATGGGGCATCGAAAGGGTGAAGCGGCTTTTGCCGTCGTGGGACCTTTACCAGATGCTGCGGGAGGCTTTCCGGGGCGGAGACACCCACGCAAACCGCTACTATGTGGGGCTGCACCTGGAAAATGTAGGATCGGTGGACATGTCAAGCGCCTACCCTGCTACGCAGTGCGAATGTTACTTCCCTATGACCCCATTCCGGCAGGAACCGGCCACCGTGCAACGTCTCATGCAATGTATGTGGCACGGAAAAGCCTGTCTTATGCGCTTACAGGTAAAGGGACTACGACAGCGGTACAAGTGGTGGGGTTTTCCGTATATTCCCCTTGCAAAGGTCCGGCACTGTGAGGGGTATATTAACGACAATGGGCGGTTGTTATCGGCAGATCATTTTGAAATCACCATAACGGATATAGACTTTCGCATTATCGCAAAGGAGTATGACTGGGACGCCCTCAACGTGGTGGACCTTTACACATCCGACTATGGCAAACTTCCAAAGCCGCTGACTGACTGTGTAAAAGAAAGCTATACCGGTAAAACGTCCCTCAAAGGCATACCAGGTCAGGAGCTCTACTATGTAAAATCAAAAGGTGACTTGAATAGCTACTACGGTATGACCGCGCAAGACCCGTTGCAACTGGATACTCTTTTCGACGAGGACAACCCCGACAGCCTGTGGAGCGAATGCACCGACGACCCGGAGGGCAGCTATAACGACCATTACCCGCACCTTTTTCTCCCCTACCAATGGGGCGTATGGACAACGGCCCACACCCGGAAACGCCTTAAAATTGCGCAATGGGCAGCCGGTAAAAACGGTGTGTACTGTGATACCGATAGTGTGAAATATTTGGGTAAGATTGATTTGTCCGATTTTAACAGGGCCGTGAAACAGCTTGCCAAAGATAACGGCGCTTGCGCTACCGACCCGAAAGGCAATGTACATTACATGGGCGTGTATGAGCAGGAACACAGCTATTCGGAGTTTATGACGTGGGGTGCCAAAAAGTACGCAACAACCTACACCAAAGGCGGTCCCATCACGACCACCATTGCAGGTGTGAGCAAGCGCAAAGGCGGTCTGGAGCTGGCTTTATGGGGCGGTTTCGATGCATTCAAGCCCGGCTTTACTTTCTGTTTGGCGGCCGGTAACCAGGTGGTCTATAATGACCGGCCAAAGGTCCCCGACTTTGCGGTGGACGGGCACACAGTCCACATCACCCGCAATTTGTGTATCTGTGATAACACATACACACTTGGCATCACCGACGAGTATGCAAAGATACTCGGGTATAAGATCATGGAGGTGGTCTGACTTGATTAAACTTTACACAAACGACGGATGGCCGAATTTCTCGGAGGATGATGGTATTCTTTCCACCGGGGCCCCCATTATTTTTATCTGGGGTGGACGTGGCACAGGTAAAACATATGGAGCACTCAAACACGTACACCAGACCGGGGAAGAATTTTTGTATTTACGCCGCACCCCTCAGCAGGCGGAACTTATTTGTGCGTCGCCCAGTATGTGGCCGTGGTCCCCATTGAACGACGATTTACAGACACACTACGCACCGTTCAAACTTCCCAAAATCGCGGGGCTGTATGAAGTGGGCAATGCTGGGGCGTACACTGACACCGGCAGCCCCATCAAACCGGCCAAAATGGCCGGAGTTGTGGGAAGTGTTGTCACCCTGGCCCGCACCCGTGGTTTCTCAAGTCCTCATACCAATATCATTATCTTGGATGAATACCAGAAAGAGGAATCAGACTACTACCGACGCGGTGAGGGCGTGGGCCTGGCGAATATTTATGAAACGGTTAACCGTAACCGGGAATTACAAGGTAAAAAGCCCTTGACCCTGCTTTGTATGTCAAATGCCGTCGGCATGGCAAACCCCTACTACATGCAATGGGAGATTACCGATACCGTCGAGAAGATGATCGGCAAGAAAGAGCGTGTCAAGCTGCTGGCCGACAAAGGTATTTTGCTTATTGATTTGGTAGACAGCCCTATAGCAAAAGAGAAAGCGAGCACCGCGCTGTATCGGTCCATGAGTGGCACCGACTTTTACAGGTCAGCTGTTGAAAATCAGTATTCAGCCGAAGAGAAAAGCCTTGTGGTGTCCCGGCCATTGAGGGAGTATTACCCTCTGGTGCAGATCGGAAGGTGCTGCATCTATGAGCACAAGAGCAAACCCCTGTACTATGTGTGTCGGCACCGGTCCGGAAATATGCCAATGTACGGTACCGGTGAATTTGAAAGGAAACGGTTTAGGGCTGCATATGGCTATATCTGGCCCGCCTACCTGCAACGTCAGATAGAATTTGAGCGGTACTCGGATGAAATCTTTTTCAGAGAGTATTGCGGGGCTTGACAATTTTTCACAACCGAATATACTAAAGATAATCCCCGGTGCCCATCGGCAGCCCCCAGAAGGGGCGGGCAAGCGTCAGCCAGCGCAAGAACCGGGGATTTACTTGTATCTATAGGAGGTGCGTAAAAATGGATATGACCAGTTTGATGCAGGCTATTTCCAACGTAGGATTCCCCATTGCCGCGTTCCTGCTCATGTGGTATCAATGCAATACGGTGGTCAAGGAGAACACAGCAGCCATTACGGAAATGCGGCTGGCCCTGGATGACCTGAAAAAGGAGGGCTGACCAATGGGCTGTTTTATCATTTTCGCCCAGTCTGTGAGCAATGAGCGCGCGTTTCTGCTGGCTGATCTGTGCGCACGATTGAAAATCGACTACTATAGCGACTGGGCCGACGACGCTCACACGCGGCAGTGCTGCGCGGTGGGCCCTGTCACCAAAGGCGACAAAGACCAGGTGGTAAAATGCCTGGCCTCTGACAAATACGTTGTGATGGAGGCGATTAAAATTGAAAATCAGTGAAAAAGTGGCTCTTGCCCGGGCCGGGTACAGTAAAGCAGAGATTGAAGCCATGGAAGCGCCCGCGCAGAATCCGGCCCCGGCCACCGTACAGAATCAGCAGCAGACCACCCCGCCCGCACAGAATCAGCAGCAGACCACCCCGCCCGCACAGAATCAGCAGCAGACCACCCCTCCCGCACAGCCGGGCGGTCAGTATGACGGCCTGGAAACTCTGCTTCAACAGATTTTACAGGGGCAGCAGGCCATGACCCAGACCATGCAGGCCAACGCGGTGGGTATGGGTGTGCAGCAGCAGCCCGCAGCTACCGCCGACACCATCACGGCCCGCATTATTGACCCCACCTATGGAAAGGATGTGAACTAAAATGCCCCTTGGCATGGACTTTGCGGATATTTCCGCGATTTTAACAGAGATCAACAAAATTGCCACCGGCCAGGAATCCACCACTCCTATTGTGGATACGTCCACTTTTACCAGCGTTGCACAGGCAACCTTGCTTACCGGCACCGACAACTACTCCAAAGCAATTTCCCAGGTGTTGGGCCGAACCGTCTTTGCGGTCCGTCCCTACGACGCCCCTATGCCCAATCTTCAGGTCACCGGGGACGACTGGGCCAATCATCGTCGTAAAATCAATTTCTGCGACTCTGACCCCGTGACTGATAAGGCGTGGGCGCTGACCGATGGTCAGTCTGTGGATATGTACGAGGTGCACAAGCCCAAAGTGCTACAGACTAACTACTATGGACAGACGAACTACAGCCGGGTCTACACCCAGGCTGACACCCAGATGGAAGCGGCATTCAAGGGCCCCGAAGAACTGGCGCAGTTCTGGTCTTCTTTCGTCCTGCATCTGTCGAATCAGATCGAGATGGACCGGCGCAACCTGGCCGCCAACTTGATGGCGAACCATTTGACCGGCATGACCGTCACGAACCCCGACAGCGTGGTCTATCTGCTGGACGAGTACAACGCCCAGCAGGGAACCAGTCTGAAGGTGCCGGACGTGTACAAGGAAGCCAACTTCCCCGGCTTTGCGGCTTACGCGTATGGCCGTATCAACGATATTTCCCGTTTGCTCAAGGAGCGGTCTATCAAGTGGCACCAGAATTGGACCATTGGCGGTACCAAGTACGACTTGATGCGTCATACCCCGTATGATCGGCAGCACCTGTACCTGTACAGCGGCACCCAGAGCCAGATTGACGCCAAAGTTATTCCGCAGGTGTTCCATGACAATTTGCTGAAATACCGCGACGCCGAGCTGATCACGTTCTGGCAGAACCTGGACAATCGCGACCAGATCAGCGCCACCCCGGTGGTTACTACTAACGCAGGTGTGGCTCAGAAAAATGCAGCGGTGCAGCTTTCCAATGTTTTTGGCTGCCTGCTGGACTTTGACGCTATTGGCTACACCCCGCGCCTGAACCGTATTGTTCCCACTCCTATGAACGCGCGGGGCCTGTACACCAATTTCTGGTACCATTATGGGTGGAGCTGGTACGACGACTTCACCGAGAATGCGGTGCTTTTCCTCATGACGTCCGGCGACGTTACCCCACCCGCAAGTCTCAAGCGCTCAAGTCTGCTGAAATCTTCCACCACCAAAGAAGCTGACCCGGCGAAGTCCTGATAATCGGCGGGCATCTGCCCGCCGATATTTTATAAGGAGGTGCAGACGTGCAAGCAACCTTTTATGTTTTCCCGAAGCGCACCAACAGCACCAGACGCCCCACCAGCGGAACCCCGTATAACATCGAGGTTAAGTCCCCATGCAACATCATCAACCCCGAAATCAAAATTGCTACCAACGCAAACCCGACCGGATATAACTACTGCTATATCCCCACATGGGGGCGTTACTACTGGGTGAAAAACTGGACTTTTTCCGATGGACTATGGACGGGCTCGCTGGTGGTGGATGCTCTGGCAAGCTACCGGGACCAGATCGGCAGCGCTACCGAGTATGTGCTTCGATCATCGGCACAGTATAACCCCACGGTGTGTGATACCCTGTACCCTACCACCGCTCATATCACTACAAAAACCATTTATGCCAATGACACCCCCTTTACCGACAATTGGGAGCACCCATCCAGAGGTTTTTTCGTGGTAGCAGTAAATGCCCCCGGGTATGTGTCTTTTGGTGGTGCCGTGTTTCTGGCTATGAGCGGTACTACGTTTGGGGCGTTGATTGACGCGCTGTTAAGTGATACCGATTACCTGGATATTGACGCCAAGGAAATCAGCAACAATCTGACAAAGGCACTGTTTAACCCCATCCAGTACATTACAAAAGCGTTTTGGCTGCCTCTTGGCAATGCTGCTATCGGGCAGCCTATCACCGAAATTCCCGTTGGCTGGTGGAAACTACCGGGCGTGGGTGACGCCTGTGTGGTGCAAGCTGGAAACGACAAAGCAAGCTACACATTTTCCATTTCCACCCCGCACCACCCGGAAAATATCTCTCGGGGTGTGTATGTAGATGGCGCCCCGTATTCTGACTACACTTTGTACTGCCCGCCGTTTGGAGAGATCAAGCTCAATGCAAATCTTTTTGTGCAGCAGTCCACATTGTATTGCAGACTAACCGTTGATTTTTACACCGGGGATGCAGTTCTGGATTTGTCTTTCTCCAATGATTTTTCCACCATCGTTTACAGCACGTCGGGCTCCATCGCGGTATCTGTGCAGCTTGCACAGATAGCTACAAACGTGGACGAGGTGGCATCTGTAAGTGGTCTGATTCAAAGTGCTATCGGAGCGGTAGCCGGTGGAATTTCTGCATTTTTTAGTGGTGGCGATGTTCTCAACGGCATTGCGTCGGGAGCGCAGCAGACGACAGTGCAAAGTCAATCCAAAGGCGGTGTTTCCAGCGTCGCAAAGTACGGCATCACGCCATACATAACCGGGCGGTTTTATGACCTGGTCAACGACAACAACGAGGACCACGGGAGGCCCCTATGCCGACGGGTGCAGCTATCCAGTATCCCCGGGTATATCATGGTAGATGACCCTGATATATCTTTGCCCGCTACGGCAGCAGAGATCGACAGCGTGAAAAGCTATCTCAAAAATGGTTTTTTCTATGAGTAAAGGAGGTGCATATAATGGCATATAAGCAGAGTATTACCGATATGCCTACCATTACCGTGACTGCTGGGTATCCGGCGTACCCCGATGGCACGGCCCACCGGGGCATTGACACGGTACACGGTGATCATAAGGCTTTCGCCCCGGCCTCTGGTACTGTAGTGGTGGCCCAGGTATGGGACGGCCACACCATCACCGGTGACCAGTCTTGGGGCAACATGATCAAGGTGCAGATGGCGGACGGCCGCACCTGGCGCGCGGCTCATTTCGCAAGCCAGCTCTGGCACGTCGGCGATACCATCAACAAAGGTAACTTTATCGGCACCCAGGGCGAGACCGGCAACGCTACCGGTATTCACACACACTGGGAATATGCCACCGCAGGCGGTGCGCTGCTGGACCCGTCCGGCATTATCGGTGTCCCGAACGCCCGGGGCGTCTATGATGTGGAATGGGACGCAAGTGTGGACCCCGGTCCGGGTCCGGACCCGGACCCTGACCCGGGCCCGGACCCCTGGCCGAAAGGGAAAATACCGGTATGGCTCATGTTTAAAATGGCTAGGAGGGGGCGTTTATTGTGAGTGTTCCACCTTATAGCTATGAGCAGGTCAACGCCTACACGTCCCCGGTCACTCCATCGGTGGTGCATACAAAGGGTAACGCCCTGTCGTACTATTTCAGGAAGTATCTTTTCCTGGAAGCGGTGTCTATGGTAAAGTGGACGCTGCCCGATACCTGGCCGCAAAACCGGCTTGAATACCTGGTTTTCGGTGAAGGCGGAGTATCTGTATTCAACACTGACAGATACGGCCTTGTATATGATCATATGGGCTTGACCGGTATCAATGTTTTTTACAACCCCACCCATACGGTGGTTGCCAACCCCTTTATCAAGGGCACCAAATATTTGCAGATCGGCAAGCAATGCGAAATTATCCATTTGCAGCCGGACTACCGGGGCATGGTTGATATCGTGGCCTACTATGGGGATATGATGACCCTTGCGGCCCAGACCATCCAAAGCAATCTGATCAACAGCCGCTTGGCCTATGTGTTTGCAGCCGGAAACAAGGCGGGAGCAGAATCTTTTAAAAAGATGTTCGACCAGATCATGCAAGGAAATCCGGCTGTGTTTGTCGATTCCACGTTGCTCAAAACGTACAAAAGCGGTGCCTCTGGGCAAGCCCCGTGGATGTACTTTGCTACGGACCTTAAAGGAAATTTCATCACCAACGAATTGTTGACGGCTTTGAAAACCATCAAGGCGCTGTTTGATACCGAAGTAGGCATTCCCAACACCAACACCAGCAAAAAAGAACGGATGCTGACCGATGAGGTCAATTCCAACAACGTGGAAACGGCGGCAAAAGCTTCTTTGTGGCTGGACAGCTTGCAGCGGGGATGCGAACGGGTGCACAAGCTGTTCGGCCTGGACAAGTCTACTTTGTGGGTAGACTGGCGATTCCCGCCCGACACAGGTACACAGGAGGTGACCACAGATGCACGCGACACTCAGCTTTGACGGGCTTTTGATCGGGTACCCGTCTTTGTTTGATGGATTACAGGTGCCGAAGGGAGTGGACAAAGAGACTGTCGTTGAAAACCTGTTGATCAGTACCATGGAGTTGGAAGTCATGATCAGCAGCGGGCCAGTCATGGCCCGGGCCTTGGCTGCCTATTCTACGATGATGTTACCGAGCTGGACCCGGTACGCAAAGGCACTGGGCCTGGAATATAATCCACTGGATACCGACGAGCGCACCAGAACGTTGGAACATTCGGGGGAAGATAGCAGTACCCGGTCACCGAATTTGACCACTACCGGCCAGAATAACGGCAGCGATTCCACCACCCGAGAAGTCGTGGGGTTCGATTCCGCGCAGCTTCAGACGGCAGAGAAAAACACCACACAATTGGGCACCGGTAACACCATCACGAGCACCGGCACCGACACAACCGAGGGCACCAATACGTACACCGACACCGAAACCTACCAGGGGCGGACCGGTAAATCGGCGCAAAGTCTGGTAACAGCAGAAATCGCCCTGGCATCGGAAAACGTCGTTGCAAAGATTGTTGACGATATAAAGCATAAATTTTGTCTGCTTGTATATTAAGGAGGTTACAACATGGGTGTATTTCACGGGTACCCCTATACCGATTTTCACGATTTGAATCTTGATTGGATTTTGCAGAAAATGGGAGAGTTTTCCGACAAGCTGGAAAATTTCATTAGTCTGGCCTCCATCAAGTATGCAAATCCGCTTTTGTGGGATATCACCAGACAGTACGAAGAAAATACCGTTGTTGTGGATAAGAACGGCAATGCGTATTTGTCTGTGCAGCCGGTGCCCTCTGGTGTGTCCCTGGAAAGGACAGAATACTGGACCAAAATTGGTAATTTCGATGAGCTGTGGGGCTCCATCAAGGCGGCTATTACGCCGTTCGATGAGAAACTCAAAACCACCGCAAGTGCTGACCGGGGAATCAATACCCTGGTATGGCTGGATAATGACCTGTACAGGGTTATCCAGTATATGCAAGTCGGTACCGAGTACGTGCCGGGCACCAACTGCGTGGAAACCAGCGTAAACGAGATTTTCGCGTATATTCTGGGTCTTGATCATGCAAAATATGAGGATGAAACCGAAACACTCATTCTTGGATTTTTCGAGGACGCGAATAAAATCGTTGTTGCGGGAGACACACACGAATACAACCCCGATACACAAACCATCAAAATCACCACCGGAACCCATGAGAGCTAAGGGAGGGGTGAATTATGCCCAATGTAAAAAATATCAAGGTGAGCAACACCAGCTATTCGGTATATGATGTGGACGCTCATACCAAAATCACCCAGCTTTCCACGTCGATGAACCAGAAAATAGAGGACCTGCAAAATGACCTGCAAAATGACCTGGACGCGGAAACGTCGGCACGTACCCAGGCGGTGAAGAAAC